CTAAGCTGGTCTGGCTGGGGTTCCCGCCGGGTCTGGATCGTTTCAGGAGGTGCAGAGCCGTGAAAAAGTCGTTTCAGACCGAGATGGATGACACTCAACAGGCTGTCAGCCAAATCGTGTGCCTGTGTACCACCATTGCGCTGCATCAGGAGTTCGGTGTTGGCAAGACCCGCCTTGACCGCATTACAGACAGGATTCACGAGCTGGAAGATCAGAACACCGAAGTCATTATGACCCCAGATGCCAATGGCCGTCCCTCTAAAGCCAGGGCCGAGGCCATTCGGGAAAGCTGGTTGGCGGGGTATGTCACTTCCGACTACCGCATCCCGATGCTACGGGCACCTCGTGGCCGCAAAGAGCAGCAATATCAGATTGCTGGAAACAAAGCTGCAAGAATCGCATGGCAGATTTACGCAAAGGCAGTTATTGACATACTGCACTATGGTCCAGAACGGCTGGAACGGCTGCGCAAAGAAAGCCACGCCAACTATGAGCAGTTGAACCAGTGGGCGCACGAGGACGGTTTGGACGTAGCAATGGAAAAGCTGCGCCGCTGCGCTGCCGATGCCATGCAAGCTCCGGATCTGGAAGTTACAGATATTGATGGCAGCAAGGATGCCGCAGAAGTGGACAAGGAGTTCCGCAAGCAGCAGCTGAACTTTATCAAGCGTGTCCGGGCACAGACCCTTGGGCGCATCGGTGCAACTGCGCAGCCTGTCAATGTGCTGGCTGACCAGAGTATGCAGGATAAGATTCAACTGGTGATGCAGCAGGTTTCCCAGCAGTCTTTTGAACGTAGGAGGACGCATTGACATGGCAAAAAATGAGTACGGAGAGAAGCTGGACAGCAATGGCTATGCGCCCAGCATCCTCAGCAAGAGCCCCACCTGTCTGATTTGCGGGCGGTATCGCACCGCCCGGCACGAAGTCTTTTTCGGACCGTACCGGGATAAGAGCAAGCGACTTGGCCTGTGGGCAAATCTCTGCCCTTGGTGCCACCAGAACGGTGTGACTGCCATCCACAACAACCGTGATGCTGATCTCCGGCTGAAGTGCTGGGCGCAGAAAAAGGCTATGGAACACTACGGCTGGCCGGAAGCCCGGTTTATTCAGGAGTTTGGGAGGTCGTACCTGTGATGCCCATCATCGCTATTGACCCCGGCAATGTGCAGTCTGGCTACTGCGTAATTGACCAGAAAACGCTCCGACCGCTGGAGTTCGGAAAAATCGACAACGAAGAACTGCTGAAAAAGCTGGAATCGGCTGCCAAGCAGGGATGGCGGTGGGCGGTCATCGAAATGGTGGCCTCCTACGGGATGTCCGTTGGTCGGGACGTTTTCGACACCACGGTCTGGATCGGCCGGTTCTATCAGGTGCTTTCGTCCCGGTGCTCGGTGCGGATGATGTGCCGCATCGAGGAGAAAAAGCACATTTGCCACGACAGCCGAGCCAACGACACCGCCATCCGGCGGGCATTGATTGACCGATTTGCAGCCCACGACCTGAAAAACGGCAAGGGCACAAAGAAAGCCCCGGATTTCTTCTATGGCTTCAAGGCTGATGTGTGGGCAGCCTACGCACTGGGTCTGACCGCCATCGAGAACCGGGAGAACGACTATAAATTTTCGACTACTTAAAAGCTACTTGAAAGGAGCTTCGTCATGGATAATTCTCTGTCTGAATCCGCACGTTTCGCAGTCTACCGTGAAAAACTCAAGGGCATCTGCGAGGCCAACAACCTGAGCTATGTGTTCATCAAGAACGCATATCCCATCAAGCTGGTTATCCGTCCGCTGGGCGGCGTTGGTGAGCAGATGTCGATGCTGGAAGAAGCGACCGAGGACAACTACATCTCGCCGGGCGCATCCATCTTGTTCACCGTCAAGGACGGAAACCTGACCTACCGCATGAGCAAGACATTCACGATCTCCGACACCCTGTTCAACAAAATCAAGAACATCTTCAAGAATATGCACTACCTCTGGCTCCAGTTTTTCTTCCGGGATTTGGTTGAGGGCGGCAAGCTGGCAGCCCTCGGCTACAAGATGCCTGACATCCCGGAATCCGGTGGGCAGCAGGATGCGCCCCGGGGAAATGAGCCTGATTCCCCGAATCTCCCCGGGGAGGCCGAACCGCTGGAAGAAATCGAGGATGACGAGGAGAACGATCCCACCTCGGACGAACTGACGCAGGCCACCGAGATTGCCCGGCAGAACGACGGCATCACGCAGGCCCTGCTGGAACAGCAGATGGGTGTGACCGCAGAAAAGGCCATCGCCCTGCTGGATGAACTGGAAACGGCCGGCGTGATTGACTTCTACGATGGCCGTTACTACCTCGCCAAGGCAGACAGCGAGGAGGAATAATCCATGGCAAAGGCAGCAGTGACACGCAGCATCCGTGATGACCACCAGAAAAACTTCCTCAAACTCTTCAATAGCCTGACTGGAAAGCACAGCCGCTGGGAGATTTGGGAGGACTTCGTCACTCTGACGGCCATCGAGATCTCGAACAGCACCGACAAGGTAAATGCCCCGGAGCGTACCAAGACGTATCAGACCATCATTTCCAAATACTCCTCCAAGGAGCGGGAGGGCATGGCTGAAATGCTGGGCGAGGTAATCATGGGTATGGAGCAGAATCCTGACCAAGACTTCCTCGGTTCGCTGTACATGATGTGCGAGTTGGGCAACTCGCACGCCGGGCAGTTCTTCACTCCCTACGATGTGTGCCGCTGCATGGCCGAGATTACGTTCGACCCGAAGCTGCACCCGGACATGGAGGGATTCATCTCGGTATCTGACCCGGCCTGTGGAGCTGGCGCCACGCTGCTTGCCTTTTTGAACGTCTGCAAAAGACGGAATATCTGCTACCACAACAAAGTCCTTGTCATAGCCCAAGACATTGACTTTATCGTTGGGCTGATGTGCTACATCCAGTGCAGCTTCATGGGCTGCGCTGGATATGTAGTCATCGGTGACACACTCGTGAACCCGGCAACGGCCTACGACAGCCGCGGATTGCTGCCCGCAGGACCACAAAACCGCATCTGGTATATGCCGCTTTTCTCAACCGATGTGTGGTATATGCGCCGCCAGATAGCGCAGATGAACCTGCTGTTTGAGCCGAAAGGCGAACCTGCAAAAATCGAAAAAACCGATATTAAACCCGCAAATTTGCAAAAATCTATCAAAAATGAGCCTAAAGCCCCGGAAAATGAGCCTCTTAACGAAACCAAAACCGGGCAGCTCACGTTTTTCTAACCTGAATCAAGAAAGGAGTAACCCCTATGGCAGACATTACTTATATCCCTATCCGGCAGCTTCACCCGCACCCGGATAACCCCCGCAAGGAGCTGGGCGACCTGTCCGAGTTGGCGGCCAGCATCAAGGAAAACGGCGTGTACCAGAACCTGACGGTCATTCCCGGCCACTACCTCAGCAGCCGGGAGTACATCAGCAAGTGCGTTGACGAGGGCGGCGATGCAGCCGCCGCAGCAGCAGCATGGGCTCCCAAGGTTATGTGGGTGGGTGACGACTACACCATCATCATCGGCCATCGCCGGGCAGCGGCAGCGCAGCAGGCCGGGCTTTACGAGCTGCCCTGCGCCATCGTTGAGATGGATGAGCGGGAGCAGATGCAGACCATGATGGTGGAGAATATGCAGCGGTCAGACCTCACCGTCTACGAACAGGCTCAGGGCTTCCAGATGATGATGGACTTTGGGCAGACCGTGGAGCAGATCTCCGACAAATCCGGCTTCTCACAGTCCACCGTTCGGCGGCGTATCAAGCTGCTGGAACTGAACCACGACAGCTTCAAGAAAGCCGAAAAGCGCGGTGCAACCCTGTCTGACTTCGCCCAGCTGGACAAAATCGAGGACTTGGAAGCCAGAAACCGGGTGTTGGAGACCCTCGGCACCCAGAACTTCAACAGGGCTATGCAGGATGCGCTGGAACAGCAAAAATGGCAGCACCAAAAGGCCGAATGGATTGAGCAGCTCAAAAAATTCGCCGTGGAAGATTCGCAGGCCACCTACCAGACACACGAACACGTAAATGCGTATGGCAAATGGGGCACAAAAAAGGAAGTCATCATGCCGGAAGATGCCGACAAGGTTGCTTATGTCTATAAGGTCAGTGAAAATCAGATTGACCTGTATAAACCTCGCGATACGGATGCCGAGGATGCCAGCAACTCAGCGAGAGAAGCCGCAAGAGCCACCGAGAAGCTTGCGAGAGAACAGTTTGCCGCCGTCACGAAGCTCATGTATGAGCTGCGCTGGGACTTCGTGAAAAACCTGACTCCCGCAGAGTGCAGAAAGCACCTGCCGGAAATCTTGGCTTATTCCACCCCGGTTCTGACCGAATATCGGCACATGGAGGACGACGAAAATGTGTTGCAGCTGCTCGGCATCGGTCTGGATGAGCAGATTCGGGAAGACACGGAACTGGAAGATGCCCTGAAAATGTTCAATGCTTACGATACCGAGCCGGAGAAGATTCTACTGGCGGTTGCTTTTGATGCAACGGACAGCAGTCGTGAGGGTTATTGGAGCACGGAATGGAACGGGCCGACAGGCGCGAGCAAGTTCGTTCACCGCAAAAATGATGACCTTGACAGCACCTATGAACTGCTCGCTGCACTCGGTTACGAAATGGCCGATGATGAAAAGGCTTTGCAAGACGGCACCCACCAGCTTTTTGCGGTGTATGGTTCCGGCAGCCAGGCTGACACGCCCTGCGATAAGTGCAAAGCTGCTCACCCTGAATGCGACAAGTGCTGCAAAACTTGCGATGACCACTGCAATGCGTTCCAGCTGTGCAGAAAGGAGTATGGCGAATGATCGACCTTGTAAAGTGTGACCGCTGCGGTACGCCGTTCAGCATCCAGACCGCCGGCATCCGCGCCACATGGAGCGGCGACTACATGGTGCAGTATTTCACCTGCCCTGGCTGCCACCATCGCTACCAGATTCTGACCACGGACACCGAGCTGCGCCAGACCATCCAGAGGCATAAGGCCATCGCCGCAAAAATCAAGCTGGGCCAGACTAAGCATTTCCGGCCGGGAACGCTGAAAAAGTATCAGGCTGAAATGGAAAAGCTGGAGGCTGAGCAGAAAAAGCGGCGGGATGAACTGCTGGACAAGGGCAACGAGATCCTCGCCGCACTGGGAAAGGAGTAACCCATGGACGACTTAAAAGAATATGCAGACCGCCTCAAATTTGAAATTGTGGCTGCCGACTTTCTGAGCACCGAAGACCGGGAAATGGTCTTTGACCTCATCGAGAAAGTGCTGGGTGATACCGATGCCTG